GCATAATGAGGTGAAGGACGTGACTTACCCTGCGGTGTTTATGACAATGGGTAATAGCTCAACGGAGGGTAAGATAAAGACGCACACGGTGCAGGTAACGGTTGCGGATATTGTTTTGCATACTACTGAGATGGAAGTGCAGAGCGATATGGAGCAGGTTGCCAATGATTTGGTAGGTCAGATAGGATGGGATAAGCAGCCGTGGAGGTTTACGCGCAGCACTACCTTCGAGTTTTTTGAGGATAGGTTTGAGGATATTGTGGCGGGGGTTACATTTAGCATTGATCTTGAAGTGCCCTTTCTTTATGATGTGTGCGACCTTCCGAGTAACTATGAGCTGCCCGATCACGAAATAACAATAAATGAAAGTAGAATGACAAAAGTAATAGATTTTATTGTCGGATCAGGGCAGCCTATGGAGCAGGATGATACGACATATCAAAATAATGCCTTGACTGTGCCGCCTTTGGTATTTATAGATGGGTTGATTTTAACCTATCAGGTGCGATCAGATAGACGTTATATTTCACACAATGCATCAACAAAAACAATCACAATTAATAACGGAGGGGCTAATGATGGCGAAAATATACAAATTTATATTTAGTATTTTATTGGTATGCTTTGCTGCGGTCGGCAAGGCACAAACTATTGACGGGAAACTTTACACCCCTTTCAATAATTATTATCAATGGATAGGGGGCAAATTCAATAGTAATTTAAACATCCCTAAGATTACGGCAACTACAGGGCGCGATACAGGCGGCATCCGTTATAATCTTATAGACAGCTCTGTTTACGTTTGGACTGGAAGTCAATGGCGGCAGGTTGGTGGTGGTGCAACGCCAACACTTCAGCAGGTTACAACGGCAGGCAAAACTACATCTGATAGCATAATGTTTTCAGGTGGCTTAGGTGAATATTCAAAATTAGGTTACACTTCAGGCGGACCCACTGGTGGTCGCGTTGGCTTTATAAATTTAGGCAGTAATTTTGCATCAACATATACAAAGATAAACGCTCAAAATATTGAGCACAGAGTTTGGTCAGGCGTTCGTACAAATACTTTCCCGGATACGAGTGGCAACTTAGCCGTAGGGGTTCGGGTAAACGGGACAACCACACTATCATCTCAAAACGGTATTGTTGATATTGGCAATACAGACACGGCAACCGTTGTAAAAGCATACGTCACCAATGCCGAAGCGGTTACGATCACAAAGGGGCAAGTGGTTTATATCTTTGGTGCAAGTGGTGACAGGGCAGCGGTTAAATTAGCAAAGAATACAAGCGATACGTTTAGCAGTAAAACTTTGGGAATAGTGAGGGCAGATATTGCAGCCGGACAGGCGGGATGGGTTACAACGCAGGGGCAGGTGAGTGGTATTAATTTAGGGGCATATAGTCCGGGGGATATTCTTTGGCTTGATAGCGTGGCGGGTGGGTTTACAAAGGTTAAACCTGAAGCCCCTTATCATTCGGTATTTGTGGGGGTAGTTGAAAGAGCGAACGCTGGCAATGGTTTGATATATGTCAAGCCGCAAAATGGTGTTGAAATGAATGAGATACACGATGTGAAGTTTACAAGCCTTGCAAATAATCAGGTGCTTGCCTATACATCAGCAACACAACTTTGGGAGAATAAAAGCGTTGCAACTGCTTTGGGATATACTCCTTTAAATGTTACCGATACGGCTGCGATGCTTTCACCTTATTTAAGGTCAAACGTTGCCGCTGCGACTTATCAACTTATTTTAGATACTATCCCATTGGCAGTATTCGGTGCGGGTAGTGGTGCGGCTGGGGATACGGCTGCCTTTACCACATCGGCGGTGTATGGTAGCTTTTACAATGCAGGGAGCGATACTTTAATAATTACACAAATGAGAGCAGGGGTGTTGGGTACTTCGCCAAGTATTACAACAGAAGTATATTGGAACGATAGCTTAAATGTAACAGCAGGTGCAACGATACTTGTAACAGGCGGCACATCGGTAACGGGTACAATCGGAGCGACAAACGTAACATCATTCACAAATAATAAGATACCGCCGAATGTATGGGTATTTGTACGTACAAGTGCGGTGGCTACAAAGCCGACATATTTCACATTAACATTACTCGGATATAGAAAACGCCAATGAGATATATTTTAATCATATTAGTTTTTCTTTCGGTAGGTGCTAATGCGCAAATGGTTATTAAGGCGCACGCGAATTATGTGCCGTTTGCACCTTTGATAGGGGATTTATTATTGGATAGTTTTCCTAATTCCGCTGCTGCTTATTCTTTAAGAAAATTAGATAAAGATTATGCAGGTGCAGCGATAAGAGTTAGAAAAGATACAACCGGACAACCTGAGAGCGATATAGGGTTTCTTTCAAGCGGACAACTTGATACAGTAAATCTTAAAAGTTTTTTGAATGCCCGCAGTGGCTTTGTTGTAAAATGGTACTCGCAGGGTGATTCGACAAGCGTAGATTTTGAGCAAAGTACACAAGCGAATCAGCCGAGAATTGCCCTTAATGGTGTAATAGATAGAGATAATGGTAAGCCTTGCGTAGTATTTGATGGCAGCAATGATTTTTTAGAAGCTTTAAACAGCACATCTAAATTTAATTATTTGCATAATGGAAATTCATCTTTAATGTCCTTTGTTTTGAATATGGGTAATAGTTCGAATCCAAATGCTGTATATCAAATTCTTTCAAGTAAATCAATAGTAGTAGGAAGAGGTTTTGAACTACAATATAGAGATAGAACGGCATCTTCTGAGAATAATCAATACGCTTGTTTGATAGGTAATGCGGCAGCTCAAATAGTATCAAATTTACAAAATGACAGGATTACCCCAAATGCTCAAGGATTAATAACAATAATAAATGATGCTGATAATGCAACGGCTGCCAATAGGAATATAGCATATTTTAATAATGCAAATGAAACAAAAAATAATACATTGACAGGTGCAATAAGTACAGGTAATGCGGCGGCTAATATGAATTTAGGAAGGCGAAGCGATAATCTTTTCCAGGCTGTTATGAAGGCTCAAGAGATTATATTTTGGTCAGTAGATAGGAGCGCGGATCGAACTACAATACAAACAAATATAAACACCTATTATGGCATCTATTAAATATATATTCATTTTATTATTTATATTTTCCTCACTTACAATGAACGCACAATACATTAAAGTTTTACCCCAAGCAGGACTAACAAGCGAACAGAGGGCAATCGCAATAAGCCGTGAACTATTCCGCATTCAGCGACCGATTAACCAACAAAGTGATGCTACTTTGTATTTATTCGGATGGATTAAGCACCCGACAAAAGATCCTAATTATATTGATACCGTAAATGCAGCATTGCAGATTTATACAAATCAGGTTATTTATGTGCATCCGGACAATGATTTGACTAACCTTATTGCTTTGTTTCCTGAGTTAAGCCAAGCGGAAAAGGATGGGTTGGCAGCGTTTATTGAAAGTCAGCAAATGTTTTTATTTAAATATATCATTCCGAGCGATGTAACGGTATTTACTGAGGCTGAAATGAAATCGGCGGGGTGGCTTCCTGAACCTGAAGAATTATGAGAGGGTTGATTTTATTAATAGTGGCTTTGATCTTATCGGTAATCCTTATGCCGATCGGGTTTGTGTTTCAGATAGTAGTGACTTTGTTTCGTGCAATAGATACTTATCTTTTTCACATAGCGAAGTCAATAGATCAGCACGGGAACGTGGTTTGTGCGGAATTGTTTAACCTGACATTAATAAAGCGGAAGGGTTATAAGTTCGGGGATATGGATAAGACGATTAGCTACGTTTTAGGCGTAAATGCAGAAAAAAAGACTTTGACGTATTTAGGTAGGAAGGTGGGTAATTTATTAAATACTATTGAAAAAGATCATCTTATTAAAGCGGTGAATTATGAGCGCAAAGATTGAGGTAATAAGCATTTGGATGTTAAGCATTATCGCATTTATAACACAAAATAATGTGATGTTTACGCTAACGGTTATTGGTAATATCGTATGGATTGTAAGAAACCTACCGGGAGCTTGTAAAAATATCAAAGAATATAAAAATAGAATCTATGCCAGAATGGTTAAAAAGACTAACGAAAACTGATATTCGTAACAGCCTTGCGATCATTATCGTATTGGGCTGCTTTACACTTATGTATCTGCTTCAGGTTAAGCCTATCCCTGCAGAAAACCACGACATTGTTAATATAGTTGCTGGGTTCATCTTCGGCGGCGCGTTGGCGGGTGTTGTAGGGTTTTATTTCGGAGCTACAAAAACTGATAAAAAGCAAGACAATGGAGAGGGATAAGGAAATGCACTTTTGGGCGGGCGTTTTTGTTAGCATCGCCGCTCTTATTTTTTTTAAAGCTATTGAGATAAAATACTGTTGGCTTTGGGTGCTTACGTCTGTTATTACCATCGCAATAGGTAAGGAAGTAAAAGACTTAATGGACTATGGCAAGTTTGATTACCGGGATGCGGTTTATACAATCGCGGGCGGAATGGTTGGTTTTTTACTTTCATTCTTTTAATATGGGCAAATATTTGGTTTTTTTACTCTTATTGGTATCCTGCGCCAACCCGAAAAAATTGCATCGAATGATGGACAATTTACCGGAGGCTACAGCTAAAGAATGCGCAGATAGGTTTCCAATAAAGGAAACTGTTGAAACTGTCACTATTGTTGATTCAGCTTTGTTAAGACAATATGAGATTGAGTTTCAATATATGGCTCAAATGATAGATAGTTTATTGATCGAGAGCTGCGATACGGTTTATAAAGACAAGATAATTGAGATTATCAAAAATATACCCGGCAAGCCACAGGTGCGGCAAATAACTAAGATTCAAGAGAATACGGCGAAGCAACAAGTAATACTTGATAGTTGCCAAAAAGTGTCAAGTTTATTGTATAAAAAACTGGACATTTGTGACAAAAAAACGAACGAATTAGTGGTGAAATGTGACAGATATAGGAGGGAAAGGAATCAATATTTATGGCTACTGATAGCATTGATTATTTTCAGTTTCAGGAGAAAGGTCGGTCAATTACTAAAAATTATTTAATATGTATAAATTAGCACCATTTGCTGATAATTATGATATGTGGATTGCGCTTGCAATTTGCTATCTTCCTATTATTGCGCTTCTCGTAATGGCTTATAAAGCATCTAAGACCGGAAGCCTTGTAAAAAAGCAGATTAACCAGAAGGGACATTATGAGTGGGTGAAGTCTGATATTAACGTACCGTTTGTTAAAACAGGATGGTTTCAGTTTGCTATCGTTTGGTTTATCCTCGGTAGTATTTTCTTTTGGCTTATCTTATGGCCTGATCACAATGATATATGGCTTTCAAAATGATATTTATCTATCCTATATCTGCCGCTATTGTTTGCGCTGTTATTGAATGGATACGCATAAGCATAGCGCACGGGCAAAAGACGAATATCAACAAAGTGTGGACATATACTATAGGGGCTTTGTTTTTCGGAATATCCCTTGCATTTAGTTTAGATTATTATGATAATTCAGAGTTCTTTAAAATAGTCAGTTATGGTATCTATTATGCAGCCTGCAGGGGTGTGGTTTATGATCCGCTGCTGAACGTGTTACGAGACCTTGCCGTTGACTACAAATCAAAATCAACCAATAGCGTAATAGATAGATATTTGAATATTAACTTTTATTTGCTTAGATTTATTTATTTATTAATAGCTGCAGGATCAGCATATATTTATTCAAGTTATGAATAGAGGTATTGCAATAATAAGAAAATATGAAGGTTTAAAACTTCGCGCGTATATCTGCCCCGCCGGGTTGAACACCATAGGATACGGCGCGACTTTCTATATGAACGGAACGAAAGTGATGCCCGGAGATGTTATTACAATAGATCACGCGGACAAGCTGCTTCACTTTCAGGTAAAGTTATTCGCTGACGAAGTGAAGCGCGTTGTAAAGTCAAACATTAACGAAAACCAATTAGGGGCACTTGTATCGTTTTGTTTTAATGTAGGAGGTGCTGCTTTTGGTAAATCAACACTATGTCGCAAAGTAAATGCAGATCCTAATGACCCTACCATTCGTGCTGAGTTTATGAGATGGACGCGCGGCGGTGGCAAAGTTCTTCCCGGACTTGTAAAGCGCAGGGAAGAGGAGGCAAATCTTTATTATGCAGCAGTTCAATAAAGCTAATTTAGCACGCGAATATCGTACTAAGTATGGGATGAAAATTCCCACGCTTGCGCTTGCAAGGATTATGTATAATGAGAATAAAGAGGTATTTAAAGATGCTGAAGATGCAAGGACAAAGCTTAGATATGTGGAAGGCAAATATGGAGATATACAAAAAAAAGCATTAGGTACAAAAAATCAATTCGTTATGGATGAACACCGCCCACGCAACCCATACAAGCTACCAGAATCAGACGAAACGAAATACGAACCTTATTATATCAAAGCAAAAAAGTTAGCGGTCTTATCAGATGTGCACATACCTTATCATTCTCTTCCTGCTTGTAACTGCACCCTTGACAAAATATCTATTGAGAAACCGGACGCGATCTTACTAAATGGGGATTTCATTGACTTCTACGGATTAAGCCGTTTTATGAAGGATCCGCGTAAAAGATCAGTGGCTCACGAATTAGAGGCGGCGCGCCAGTTCCTCGATGTGCTTGCAACCTTCGGGGCAAAGATTTATTTTAAGTTAGGCAACCACGAAGAGCGATACGAACATTTTTTAATGCAGAAAGCTCCTGAGCTTTTGGGCGTTCAGCAATTTGAACTGCGACACCTTTTAGGACTTGATGAACGCGGCATTGATTTAATAGGTGAAAAGCGTATAATAAAGGCGAATGATCTGAACATAGTTCACGGTCACGAATTCGGAGGCTCAATCTTTTCACCAGTGAACATTGCAAGGGGTTTGTTTCTTCGTGGCAAGGTAACGGCAATGCAGGGGCATAATCACTCAGTAAGTGAGCACACGGAAAGCAATATGAACGGGGACATAGTTACAACGTGGAGTTTGGGATGCCTTTCAGAATTAAACCCGGCTTACCTTCCTATCAACAAATGGTCGCACGGATTCGCAATAGTTGACCTAAATGACAACGGCAAAGATTTCCACGTCCGCAATTATCGCATCCATAAAGGCAAAATCCTATGAGCGAAGAGCAAAAAATAGATCAGCCTGAATACGATTTGACGCTTGTAATAGAATGCGCCCTTACGGTCATTACAACCCTTGAGGACGCCTCATTTAATAATTACGATGAAGAGCAGGAAGATCAGATAAAAGCCCGCAAAAACGCTTATAACACCATTAACCTTGCATTAAGAAAGCTGCAAAAGATTATTAGGGATTCACCTGAGAAGTAATAATAAATCTTTTCTTTTGATAAAACGGCGGGATCGGGCAGGGTGCTTTTGCCTTATCGCGTAAATGAATGATTGTGGTGTGATCATTGCCAAAAAAACGCGCTAAATCCATCAGATTAATGTACTTGTAATTGAGTAACAAATATCTTACGAAATGGGCTTTTGCTCCAATGCGTTCCTGCCTACGTCCTTTTTTTGCTTCCTTTGGGTCAACTAAATGAATGGCGCATATTTTCTCCCATTCCTTTTGCAGGTTGGGGCGTTCGCTTTTTAGGTTCTGAAGGATTACCTCTTTCTTTACTATTGTTCGCGTTCGGTTTATTATGCTTGTGATCTTATCAAGTAGGGATTGAGGTACGCTGTGCAGGTGCACCTCAAGATGCGATGCAATCGCTTTTACGGCTTGTTCAGTTGTCATTGTTATTATGGTGTTTAATTACTTGATAAATTGATATTGACATTATGCAGATAATGGCAAGGAGGTTGATAATTATTAAGTCTTTCATATTATCAAATCTTTTTCGGTTGTTAATACGTGGACGGTGAAGCCTTGTTTGATCAGTTCGGCGTGCCGGTATTTCTGCAGCTCAGTAGCATCCCTTCCCGGCTGCTTCACTTCAATGAATATGGTTTTGCCGTTCTTCAGGCACATTAGATCAGGGATGCCGTTGCAGTTGGTTTGGATAAGTTTCACAACCATCCAGCCCGCCCGCTCAAAGCGTGCCTTTATGCTGGCTTGGATTTTGGATTCCATACTAAAAACTATCTGCTATCAGTCCGAGAATAACAACGATCGCTACAAATATGTAAGCGTACTTT